GACGACACGCCCATCAGTCCGGGGGAGTTCAGGGACGTCGATGTAGGTTCCGGGACCATACGGGACAACATCCTGCCGCTGCCGTACAAGGAGCCCAGCGCCACGCTGGCTGCGCTGCTCGGGACCATCGTCGAGGAAGGCCGGCGGTTCGCCGCAACCGCGGATATGAAAATCGCCGATATGAGCGCTCAGGCGCCGGTCGGCACTACGCTTGCACTCCTTGAGCGGCAGCTCAAGGTCATGACGGCGGTGCAGGCGCGCGTGCACTTTGCGCTGAAACAGGAACTGAAGCTGATTGCGGGCATCATCCGCGACTACACGGACGACGCGTACGCCTACCAGCCCGACACGGGCGCACCACACGCCAAGCGGTCCGACTTCGCGCAGGTTGACATCATCCCCGTGAGCGACCCTAACGCGGCCACGATGGCGCAGCGGGTCGTGCAGTATCAGGCGGTGATTCAGTTGGCGCAGATGGCGCCTCAGGTCTACGACATGCCGCTGCTGCATCGGGGGATGCTGGAGGTCCTCGGGATCAAGAACGCCGAGAAGCTTGTGCCGCTGCCGGATGACCAGAAGCCCCTCGACCCGGTGTCGGAGAATATGAACGCCCTCAAGGGCAAACCGCTCAAGGCGTTCGCCTACCAGGACCATGAGGCGCACATCCAGGTGCATATGGCGGCGGCGCAGGACCCCGTTGTCATGCAGTTGATCGGTCAGAACCCGCAGGCGCAGGCGATCATGGGCGCCATGATGGCGCACGTGGCCGAGCACGTGGGCTATGCGTACCGCAGGCGCATCGAGCAGCAGCTTGGCATGCCGCTGCCTCCGGAAGATGAGAAGCTGCCGCCTCAGGTCGAGCTTGCGCTCTCCGGGATGATGGCGCAGGCGGCCCGACAGGTGCTCGATCAGAGCAAGCAGCAAGCCGCGCAGCAGCAAGCGCAGCAGCAGGCGCAGGATCCCGTGGTCCAGATGCAGCAGGAAGAGCTGAAACTGCGTGCGCAGGAGCTTGAGCTGAAGAAACAGAAGCTGAGTATCGATGCGGCGGCAAAAGCCGATGAGCTGGGTATTCGGGAAACCGAGGTGGCGGGGCGCCTGCAGCTCGAAGGGATGCGTCTGGCGGCACAGAAACAAGGCGATGGAGCTAAATTGACCGCGGAACAGGTCCGAGATGGCGCCCGTCTGGGCGTTGAGATCGCCAAAACCCGCTTGGACGCTGCTCGCAACCGTCCGAAACCCGCAACAGACGAAGGCTAAGCCGCCATGGTCGAGGATTTTGCCCGCGTTTTGCGCGAAAAGCTGCTGCAGGACGTGCTTAGCGAGAAAGATGCCCTCAGTCGAGGTGCATTGAAGGATTTTTCGGAGTATAAGTACCACTGTGGTGTGGTTCGCGGGCTTGAGCTGGCGAACCAGCATGTGCAGGACCTCATCGCGGCGGTGCGTGAGGCCGATGATTTCTAATTTCTACGTTCGCGGGACGGTTCCCGTGCTTTTTAGGCTAATTTCATGACTGATCTGTACCTACCCCCGGGCATTACGCTGCCCGCGCCCGTTCAGCCGGCGGTGGAGCCGGGGGCGCAGGACTCTCCCGAGCAAAAAGCGAGGCAATTGCCTGATCCGACCGGCTGGAAAGTCCTGTGCATCGTGCCGGATGTCTCCGACCGGTTCGATAACTCGTCGCTCGTCAAGGCCGACGCTCTCATGAAGCAGGAGGAGCACGCCACGACCGTGCTGTTCGTGCTGAAACTGGGGCCGGACGCATATAAGGACGTGGCCAAGTTCCCCTCCGGGCCGTGGTGCAAGGAAGGCGACTTCGTGCTGGTGCGGACGTACTCCGGGACGCGGTTCCGAATCTACGGCAAGGAGTTCCGCCTGCTGCATGACGACCAGATCGAGGCGGTTGTGCAGGATCCCCGTGGTGTGACCCGAGTGGCGGTGTAAGGAGCCATCATGAGCGAACAGTTCAAGTTCCCTGACGAAGTCATGGACACCGCCGAGTCGGCGGCGGGCAAGGATAAGGCGTCGTCTCAGGACACGATCGACATCGAGATCATCGATGACACGCCCGAGCCCGATCGCGGCCGCAGGCCGTTGGATAAGCCCGTGGCGGAGCCGACCGACGAAGAGTTGGAGAACTATTCTGACAAGGTCAAGGCACGCATCAAGGAGCTGACTCACGCCCGGCACGATGAGCGTCGGGCCAAGGAGGTGCTTGCGCGGGAGCAGGAGGAGCTGCGTCGCATGGCGCAGCACTTGCTCAACGAGAACAAGCGGCTCAAGGAATACGTGACGACCGGCGAGAAGCAGTTCGCCGAGACCGCCAAGTCGGCAGCCGACTCCTCTCTCGACCTCGCCAAGCGCCGCTATAAGGAGGCGTACGAGTCCGGGGACGCCGAGGCGATGATCAACGCGCAGGAAGCCCTTACTGAGGCGAAGCTGCGTTCGGAGGCTGCCAAGAGTTTCAAACCACTCGCTTTACAAGAAGGCGCAGTTGATGTAAAAATACCGGATTCGGTTCCTGAGACCCGTCTCGACGACAAAACCACGCGCTGGCGTGCACGCAACCAGTGGTTCGGGGCTCCGGGATACGAGGAAATCACCAGCTTTTCACTAGGGCTGCATCACAAGCTAGTGGCTTCGGGGGTGGACCCCCGCTCCGATGAGTACTTCGAGCGCATTGACGCTCGCCTGAAGGCTACGTTCCCCGAGGTTGTCTCGGGCGAAGCTCCTCGTTCGTCTTCCGACCGCGCCAGTGAGGCGGTAAAGCCGGGACGCTCGAACGCACCCCATACCGTTGTGGCTCCTGCCACACGCGCTTCCGGTCCTCGCAAGGTGCAGCTGACCGCCTCTCAGGTGGCGCTGGCCAAGCGATTCAACATTACCCCGCAGCAATACGCCGCTGAACTGATACGGTTGGAGAAGGGCAATGGCTGAGACCAATCAGCAACCTGTGAGAACCCCGCGTGACATGACCACGCGAGAGCGTACCGCGCGAGCGGTGTACGTGCCGCCCAGCACGCTGCCGGATCCGAACCCCGAGCCTGGGTACGTGTTTCGCTGGATTGCGACGCACATTCTGGGGGAGGCGGAACCTACGAGCGTCTCCAAGCGGATGCGGGAAGGCTGGGAGCCTGTGAAGGCTGTGGACCATCCGGAACTGATGCTGTCCGGCAACGCCAAGACCGGTAATGTCGAGATTGGCGGGCTGATGCTCTGCAAGATCGCCATCGAGAGGGTCGCTGCCCGTAACGAGTACTACAACGCGCAGGCGCAGGCCCAGATGGAGTCTGTGAATAACCACTACATGCGAAACAACGACCCGCGTATGCCGCTGTTCTCGGACCGTAAGACGTCTGTGACGCGTGGCGGGTTTGGTAACGGTTAATAACGGAGTTTTACTATGGCAAATGTTGCCTCCCCCTACGGGCTGCGACCGGTCAACCTGATCGGCGGTCAGTCCTTCAACGGCGGGGTCATCCGGGAGTTCCGGATGACTTCGAACTCAGCAAACGCTATTTTCTTCGGTGATCTGGTCAAAATCGCTTCGGGGCAGCCTTCGGCGGTAGTGACCGGTGATTCTCCGGTTGCCATGAGTCTTGGCACTACCGCTGGTAACGCTACTTCCGGTGCGCCGCGTGGCGTGGTCGGTGTGTGCGTTGGCGTGCGGTACGTCGACCCGGTGCTGCGCTATGAGGTGTTTGCGCAGTACCTGCCGGCCAATGCGGTCACCAACGGGTACACCAACATTCGCGTTCGCGTGATGGATGATCCTGATGCCCTGCTCGTGATCCAGGCGGCTACTGCGGTTGGGTCGTTCTCCGGCGGTATTTTTGCCTCCATCGGCCGTAATGCTCCGATCAGCTTTGCTACCGCGGGCAGCACTGCGACTGGCAATTCGGGCTTGGCGCTGGATACTGGTTCCAATTGGGGTAACGTGGCGGTTACCACGACGCTGGCGTTGCGCATCGTTGACATCGTTGCGGAGACCGCTACGGACACCTTCGCAGATGTCATTGTCAAGCTCAATACCGGCTTCCATGCTTACCAGAACCCGGTTGGGGCGTAAGGAGTAACTCATCATGGCAATTTCTCGTTCCCAACTTCTGAAGGAGCTGCTCCCTGGTCTGAACGCGCTGTTCGGACTGGAGTACGCGCGGTACGGCGAAGAGCACAAGGAGATTTTCGAAGTCGAAAGCTCCGAGCGTTCGTTCGAGGAAGAGACGAAGCTTTCCGGCTTCGGCGCGGCTCCGGTCAAGACCGAGGGCGCGGCCATCCGCTACGACAACGCGCAAGAAGCGTTCACGGCTCGGTATACCCACGAGACGATCGCGCTGGGCTTTGCGATCACCGAGGAGGCCATGGAGGACAACCTCTATGACTCGCTGTCGGCGCGGTACACCAAGGCGCTTGCGCGTGCGATGGCGTACACCAAGCAGGTTAAGGCGGCGTCCATCCTGAACAACGGGTTCAACGGAAGCTTTCTCGGTGGTGACGGCACTACGCTGTTCGGCAACAACTCCGGCTCGACTCGGGTGGGTCACCCGCTGACGCTGGGTGGGGTCAACTTCAATTCACCTGCGACCGGGGTGGATCTGAACGAGACTTCGATGGAAGCGGCGGTTATTCAGATCGCTGCCTGGACGGACGAGCGTGGGCTGCTGATTGCAGCCAAGCCTCGCAAGCTGGTGATTCCGCCTGCGTACATGTTCGTCGCCAAGCGGCTGCTGAGCACCGAGCTTCGTGTTGGTACGACCGACAATGACCTCAACGCGCTGCGAGCCCTGGGCACCGTCCCGGAAGGCTATACGGTCAATCACTTTTTGACCGATACCAATGCGTGGTTCCTCATGACGGATGTGCCCAACGGGCTGAAGCACTTCGTGCGGACCCCGATGTCGACTTCACTCGATGGCGATTTTGATACCGGAAACAGCCGCTTCAAGGCGCGTGAAAGATACTCATTTGGATGGAGCGATCCGCTCGGTATGTGGGGAAGCCCTGGCGCATGACGTAAGTCCTTGATTTTTAAGGCAGAGCCCCGCTTCGGCGGGGTTTTTTTGCCCGCTTGACTCTTCGCGGTACCGGTGGTACATTACGGCCTCCTGAGCTATGTAACGGAGAGCCCCGTGTTTGACGGGCGTGTTTTTTCGGCGTACTATGGTTTTCAGGAGAGTTCAGCCTCATGCCCTACGCAGCCCCTACCACTGGTGTCTACCGACTGGTCAACCATGCGGAACGGCTTTGCTACGTGGGCTCGTCTCGAAACCTAGCCAAGCGGCGGGCCGAGCATTTTCGACTTCTGCGCCGTAACGAACACCCCAATCTGCGCCTGCAAACCGCGTTCAACACCTACGGTGACGGTGTTTTTGAGTGGATTGAAGAAGTGTCCTGTGCTGAAGAGCAGAATGCTCGTGAGATCGAACTCGGGGTACTCAAGGGTAAACTGACGTTTGAAGAAGCGGCTGGGTACAATATTGCTTGCGATGCTTTCCCGATGCTGGGCCGCACGCATACCGAGTACACCAAGCAACGCATTTCTGAGACGAAGAAGGCGCAAGCCAAACCCTTAGACGATACGATCAGCAAGAAGCTCAGCGACGCGCAAACCGCCCGCAGGCTGGCTGATCCCGAGCACCGCCGCAAGATCGAGTACATCATGAACAACGAGCACCTGTCCTACGCGGAGCGCGGGCGGGCCTTTGGGATCGAACCGAGTTCAGCCCGGAAGCTCTTCTTGCGCTACGCCGCTGCTTACGGTAAGGTTATTCCGCCGAAGCGGGCAAGCTATGACCGTGGCGTGGACGAGAAGCTCCAGTTCATCCAAGACAATCCGGACAAGACTTTCGCAGCGCTCGCCAGAGCGCTTGGCTGTTCTCCCAATAGCGTCGGAATTCTGGCTAAGCGCTATAACCTGAGGTAATCCTATGTTCACGACCTTCTCCGGCCCGATTCGTTCGGGCACGATCCGCTTTGGCGGTCGTACGGTGCGCAATACCGGAGTTGTTGTGCTGTCGCAGTCTTACGACACGGGTGTCGTGACTGCCGGGGTCAGCAACGTTGATGCGCAG